GAGCTTAGCTTCTTGAAGAGCAAGCCACGTTTTGTTCATGCCGACCTTTCGTACTCTGGTGATAGTACTGGCTTTGCAATGGGCTATGTGCAGGGATACAAGGCAGTAACCCGCAGGAATGAAGAAGGTATAGAATACACGATGAAAGCACCGATTATTGTAATTGAATTTATGCTCCGCATCAAGCCTCCAAAAGGTGGGGAGATACAGTTTGCCGATGTGCGTAGTCTTGTCTATGAATTGCGTTCCTATGGTTATCCGATACGGCGAGTGACTTACGACTCGTTCCAGTCTAAAGACAGTCAGCAACAATTTAAGCAGGCGGGTATAGACTCAGGTACAGTTTCAGCCGACACGAATCCAGCTGTATATGAAGCGTACAAGAATGCTTTGTATGAAGACAGGTTGATTACGTATCACTATGACCCACTGTTCGAGGAGACCATTCGTCTTGAGAGAAACGAGAAAAAGAATAAGGTAGACCATCCTGCCAACGGCTCCAAGGACGTAGCTGATGCAGTAGCTGGAGTATGTTATGCTTGTGAATCTGAGGGAGTTAAAGAACCCACGCCGCCTCCGTCTTTTGGTGAAATGGCAGGCACAGCAAGCACGAGTAATAACGTAAGAGTACCAGAAGTTGTGATGTAGGTGGTCGATATGGAAAGTTTTGCATAGTATAGTAGAAAGGGGGTAGGGCTGTGGCTATGAAAGTACCTTTGGTTGAAGATATAGTGCAAAGATTGACTGACATGTTTAGGCGCAATCCTGCTTATGAAGCCCCGCCTGAAGTAGACTCTGCTATTGAGACACGCCGTGAGTTTGGCGATTCGGTGCATACCAGCAGAGGTGGGGCCTATGACTGGTACGCAGACGAAACCACGCTAGAGACTAAGAGAAAGAACAAGTATAAAGAATACGAACGCATGGATACAGAAGCAGTTGAAATAGCTTCTGCTTTGGACATTTATGCTGACAATGCTACCAGTGGTGACCGTGAAGAGAACGAATCCATTGAAATCGTTTCTGAGTCTGAGACTGTGATTGAAGTATTGGGTGAAGTAAAGAGGAGACTCCAGTTGGATTCAGAACTGTGGTCTATAGCACGGGAGTTGGTTAAGTATGGTGACTGTTTCGAAGAGGTAGTAGTGCATGATGACCTTGAAGTTCACCGTATTAAGCACTTAGCCCCTGCTAGGATGAAGGTAGTTGAGGATACGTGGGGTAGACTTGACCCAGAGTTTCCGTATGAGCAGACCACAGACACAGGGGAAACAGAAGCCAAGTTCAGGGACTGGCAGATACTGCACTTCCTGCTCAAGAAAGACAGGACTAGCAAGTATGGTGTAGATGGTTCTGTTCTGTACCCGATAAGGAAAGTGTTCAAGCAATTGTCCATGATGGAGGACGGGGTTGTTATTGCAAGGTTGACTAGAGCACAGCAACGCTATGCCTTTATGATAGATGTTACTGGGATAGAGCCGGGACAACCTACGCAGGAGTATTTGAGGGAGACCAAGAAAGAGCTGAAGAAGAAACGGACTATAGACCCCAGTACGGGTAAGATGGACCTACGTTATAATCCGATGTCTGCTGAGGAGGACATATTCTTAGCTAAGCGAGAGGGTTCTGGTTCTGACGTAAAGATTCTGCAAGGGGCAGGGAACCTTGGGCAACTTGCCGATGTTGAGTATTTCAGTAAGAAACTGTTTGCAGGACTTAAAGTACCCAAAGCATGGATGGGCTTTGAAGGTGAGACCCATGCCAGAGCTGTTATTACTGAACTTGACGTACAGTTTGCAAAAACAGAAAGACGGGTACAGCAAGCATTGATAGCAGGATTACGGAAGCTCTTTGATTTTGTCTTAGTTACGAGAGGTATTGACCCAGTTGTCCACGAGTATACAGTTAGACTGCCCATCATGTCAGCCATAGACGAGTTGCGAGAATGGCAAATGGAAGCAGTTAAGACTGAAATCGCCAAGAAGTACAGGAACGAGCTGGGGGTAAGCACTGAATGGGTGTATCGCAATATGCTTGACTTGACAGATGAGGATATTGCAGAGATAAAGACCAGCCTTGAAAATGATGATAGTCTGGACAATGTCAGGGCACAGAGGGATATTGCTTATGCCAATGCCCTCAAGCCTCAAGTTATAGTAGCGAATCCAGCACCTGAACCTGATGATGAGGCATCTGGGAAGAAGGCAATTAAGAAAGCTACTGACCCAGTCAAAGATGTACCTGTTAAAGATGTAGCAGGTGCAGGGGTATCAGAACATAAGTTATCTGCAAGAGAGATACGGCTTATGAAGCACAGCCTTGAGACTCAGCTTGACTCTCTGTATGAGCTACTGGATTGGGAGTTTGAAGAAGCCACTGGTAGGAAACTGACACGCAAGCCTGTTAGTACAAGACCTTGGCGTAAGAGGGCATAGCTTATGTACATGAAAGTAGGAGCAACATGGTATGAGATAGCAATGCTAGAGTCTGTTGACGAAGCAAAAGTACATACGCTAGACCCTGACTATGTAAAGAAAGCTCTTGACAATCCGAAGAGATTTGACCCAGTCAACACGAAGAGACCCAATGCCAAGAGTATAGGAAGTAGAAGGAAGAACTCAGATGAGAAGAACCTACTTGCAATTTACACGAAGGCACTGAAGCCCGGGGCAGATAAGCCAGCTTATGATAAAGCAAAGAAGGCATGGGCTACGTATAAAGCCAAGATGGATAGCGAGTTTAAAGACCTTGTTTCCCAGCTTGAGGGCAGAAAATTGACCAAGGCTCAGTTTATGAAGAAGTCACGTACATTGTTTAAAGCTGGATATGAAAAAGCATACCGTTTAGGTACAGATGCATCGGGGTTGTCAGCAGTGGCAATACCGAAAGAAGACCTAGCATGGTTAGCCCGGGCAAGGAGTGCTGAGTATAAGTTCTTAGACAAGTTTGCCGATGACATTGTTGCTAAGCGAGGAAGCATGGCATATTCAGCAAGGGCTGGTATGTACATTGACAGCGTAGACTCTATGTTTGATGCAGGAAGAGTTGATGCCTACCCGAATGAAGGTACACTGATTTACTGGGAATTGTCATCAGCAGAGAACTGTGGTGATTGCATAGACTTAGCCATGAACAGTCCGTACACGCCAGAGACGTTACCGACTACGCCAAGAGCAGGAGGAACTATGTGCCTCAGCCACTGCGGGTGCAGTCTACGTATTCGGTATGAGAAAAGAGACAGTGTTGACTTGGCAGTTCAGGTTGTACCGTTAGTTGTGGCTAGAGCACTGGCAAAGGGTGAAGTCAACAAAGCAATAAGTTGGGATGTAGGGGTAGACGACTTTGAATCTGTACGGACCCTGAACTGGAATCTGCTAGATGACATGATGTCAGCCTTAGCAACTTTGCGGGTGCTTTCTGAGCAAGAGCCAACAGCATATCGCATCCGTGAAGAAAGAATAGCACTGAGCAAATTTGAACAGGCAAGTATGCAGTTACCAGAGTGGCTGGACCCATTCAGCCGAGACGTTTATAGATGGCATGCAATAGGTACGGTAGTTTTGGATAAACGCAAAGAGGTTGAGTAGGATGGCCATGCACGTAGCAGAAGCAGGGGATATGTATAGGATAATGGTGTTCTAAGTTTGCTGAGTGTGCTGTTCTGCCAAGAGCAGATAGTGCACAGTGCTATAGATAATAGAACAGGTTTAAGATGTCTTGAAAAGGCTGGTACTAATTTGTAGGGGAAGGAGGTGAAGTTAGAGATATGACAAAGAAGATAAGGGATAACGAACTAATTGAACAGCCGTTGTTCGAGAACATCGAGATTTTGAAAGAGGACACAGGTAGTGGGAAAGGCGTAGTTAATCCGTATAAGCTTGTGACCATTAAAGGAACTGCAAGTAAGGGTGGGGTGGTCAATGGGAACAAGCGATTGTATCCGACTTCAGTCTTGAATAAAGCGGCAGAATCTGCACAAGACCTGATACGCAGAGGAAAGCTTCTGGGCGAGGTAGACCATCCTGATTACAGTGGGTCTCTTAGCCGAACCGCAGTAAAGTTCACCAAGTTGTGGATGGAAGGGGACAACATGCTATTTGAGGGGGATGTTCTTGCTACTGATGATGGCAAGCACCTTGAAATGTTGCTCCGCGCTGGGGTAGGTATAGGTATATCGACAAGGGGTTTTGGTTCAGTTCGTCCCATAGACGAGCCTGACGGAACCATATGGGAAGTTCAGCCTGACTATGAACTCAAGGGTATTGACTGTGTTCTCGAGCAGTCGAACGAGTATGGGAAGGTTGCGAACTTTGAATCTAAAGAAGGAGGAAAAAGCATGTTCAAGAATCTGGAAGAACTGAAAGCCCAGAGTCCTGAGTTGTTTCAACAGCTTATGGATGAGGCAACCGTAATAGCTGTTGGACAGGTGAAAAAGGACCTTGAGAAAGACTTCGCCCAGAAAGTAGCAGATGCGGTTGAAGCAAAGAAAGAGGAATATATGACCGAAGCAACTAAGCAGGTCATGGAATCCGAAGAAGTGGCTTTGCTGAAGAGCACTATTGCGGCGATTGTAGAGGCAATGAAACCGTACATTCCCGAAGCAAAGACCACTGAAGAACTGGATGCAGAAGTGCGCCAAGCCAACGAGTCTTTGAAAGCTGACCTTGCTAAAGCCAATGACGCTATCAAGGTTCTCGAAGAAGCCAAAGCCCAGCAGGAAAAAGCCATTCAAGAAGCTGAAACTGCCAAGCAGGTCAGTGCAAAGCTTGAAGAAATGGTAGAAGGTCATCGCTTCAGAGATGTTCTGAAAGACAGACTTGCTGGATGCAAAACCGTTGAAGAGTTAGAGGAGCAGTTCAAGACTGAATCTGTCTTCATCGAAGCATTGACCAAAGATGTAAAAGTCCCAGCCGGAAGTGGTAAAGTTACACAAGAGGACGAAAGTGCCCTCGATGAAGACCTGCAAAGACAGCGTAGGCTGGCAGGGCTTCAATAAGAAAAGAAAGAATGAGAAGGAGGATACGTAAATGCCGAATAAGCTTACTGAAGACCAGATGATGCCTTCGTTCTTGGTAGAGAACAAACAGCGGAAAGAGAGATGGGCACACCTGACAGAGGGTTTGGATGACTACAAGAGACTAGCTCTCGAGACCATGCTTCAGAACACTGAAAACTGGGTTCTGCATGAGACCTCGAACTCTGGTAATGTCCAAGGGTTCACGACTTTCGCCTTTCCGCTAATCAGACGGATTTTCCCGAACCTGATTGCAAACGAACTGGTATCAGTTCAGCCCATGAGCATGCCCACAGGTATGATTTTCTACCTCGACTTCCTGTTTGGAACAAGTGTACGGGGAACAACTGCTGACACTGCAATGGGTGGGAATCTGGCATCTGGGTACAATGCGTACTATGCAGGTGGTATGGTGCGTGGCTTGATTCTGAAAAATGTTGACACCGATGGTTATGTTGGGGACGGAACTGAAACGGACTTCATTGTGGATGCTTCGAACACCGATAAGCTCCCGATTCTGGCAGGTTCTGCTACCATTTATGTTGACGGTATAGCCGTTACTGCAACCCTGACTGATGCCGCCACAGGTGCGTTTACTCTGGGAGTAGCTCCTGCACCGAATGCCGTTGTTACTGCCGACTACACGCTGGCAACCCCGAGTGAAGGTGGCAATGACATTCCTGAAGTGAACTTTAACATGCGGAGTGATTCCGTAACCGCTGAGACCAAAAAGCTGAAAGCAAGATGGACTCTGGAAGCACAGCAAGACCTGGTGGCATATCATGGTGTGAATGCAGAAACCGAAATGTTGGCAATTCTGGGTGACGAAATCCGCAGAGAGATTGACCGCCAGATTATCAACGACCTGTACAATTCTGCTTCTGCTGGTAACGTAAACTGGACCAGAACAGCCCCGGATGACTATGAGGGCAGTGACCGTGAGTACAGAATGTCTCTGTGGGAAGCCATTCTGGATGCGAACAACCTGATTTACAAGCGGCGTTTCCGCAATGCCACTTGGATAGTTGCAGACCCTGACACCTGTACTCGTCTTGAAAAACTGGATGGCTTCGCCGAAGTTAAACAGGATTGGGCTGGTCAGGCTGGCATGGGTCTTGAAAAGTTTGGTATCATCAAGAATCGGTTCCAAGTCTACAAAGACCCGCTGGCTCCTGCCAACAGAATGTTGCTTGGTCACAAGGGAGCGTCCATGTTCGAAACTGGTTATGTATATGCACCATATGTGCCCCTGTATGTAACCCCTGTTTTCATGGACCCAAATGACCTTCAGCCCAGACGTTCTGTTATGAGTCGTTATGCTCGTAAACCGATAATCACTGACCTGTATGCCACAGTGTCATTGACCTAAGAACACGCCGAGTACCCCAAGTAAATGTAAGGTGGATTGCAATAGAGTCAGGGGTACGCTCTACCGAGTCCACCAGATAAGGAGGTATCATGGGTAGGTTTTATAGAGACCAGATAATCACGAAAAGTATCATGGTTGGCGATAGGGTGACCAACATCGAAGTCATTGACAAAGATGGTAATGTCAAAATCAGTGAAGACACTCCTGTTAATGCAGTAGCGGCAAAGTTTGAGATTCCTGCGGCAGTCATTGCTTTGCTGGCAAATGACGACATCATTGCTGTTGATGGTGTTGCATTCACAAAAGCTAGTTCTGCGGAAACTGGAAACAACTGGACGAATGCCGCTAGTCTTGCAACCAAGATAAATGCCCTTACGAATTGGGATGCAGTTGAGTCTGGTGGTAAAGTTACGGTCACTGCCGCTGTTAAAGGGAAAGCACAGAATGGCAAGGCTATAACAGTATCAATGGTAGATGCTACGACTGCTAGTGGTGGAGAGAATGCAAAGTCTACCGCAACAATTGCCGCCGAAAGTTTGGCTCAGGTATCTGTTGGGGATGTCATCGAGTTTGCTGACACAGAGTTGGTCAAAGCCGCAGTCACTGATGCAGAAAAAGGCGAATTTGCAGATGCCACTGGCTTGGCTACCTGCTTAGGTGCAATAGATGGCTGGGATGCGGCTGTGAGTGATAACGATGTCGTAATTACTGCCGCCGAAAATGGTGACAACGATGGTGAAATTGTCACGATTACCTTGTATAGAGTAACAGCTTCAGGTGAAGATGGTACTCTTGCTAACAAAGGCGATGTTCGTTTTGACAGTGGCTATATATATGTAGCGATTGCCGACAATACGATTAGCGATGCAAACTGGAAGAAAGCCGCACTATCATAAGACCAGTAGAGTGAACAGAACAGATTGAGGAGGAAATAAAAGATGGCAAGAAAACGTTATGTAAACAAGTCAGATTTACTGCAAGTGCTGTATGATGAGCGGGGCACGAAAAGGGAAATCGTCCCGAACGGTACGATTATTCTGGACGAGAAAACGGCAATGCGTTTTCCGTTTTTGCAATCTGTGCCTGATGGAAAGAAGGCTAAAGAAAGCTAAGAGAGGAGTGTAGACAATGGCTGATAGTCCAGAACTCATAGCAAGAACAGCACTAGAACAATTGTTGAAGGCTCAGCTTGGAACGCAGGGAGTAAGCATGTCTTCTGCTGTACTGCAATCAGCTATTGATACCGCCCTTGACGATTTGTCCCGCCTCATACCGCTTGTGTCTTATGCTGAAGTGAATCTGATACCGAATCAAGCAGAGTATGCAGTACCAGTCACTACGTACAGTGTACTGGATGTAGTGTTCCCAAGCTATGCTCTACCAGAAGGTTTGGATAGTCTGGAAGGAGATAGTGCTATAGACCAAGTGGAGTATTCGTTTCATAGCCACTCGATGGCAGTAATTGATGCACAGAAGTGGGAGCAGTTCGAGAATTTGTATGGCTATGACTGGGAATACGATATAGATAGGAATACGATTATTGTAGTACCTGCGCCCAAGATGGCTGGTAAGATGCTGGTGAAATTGTCAGGTGTGCGTACCCTGAGTGGACTGCCACTGAAACTGAGGACTGTAGCACAGGAATTGGCTTTGGCAGAAAGCTTGAGAGTATTCGCTACTACGATAGGCAGTGGAATAACGTCAATACCGATTGGGATAGGGAGTGTGTCGTTTAATGCTCAAATGTTACAGGCAGAGTCAGATGTTCTGCGGAGTAAGGCTCTAGCTAAGGTAGGCACTCAGGGAGGAGCTGTGATTATAGGATGAGTAAGGATACAGAGTTCATGTTCGACAAGCCATTACCGAAGGGAATGCACCTCCCTGACCCTGAGCTGGAACCCGAAGAGGGGATGCAGGTAAACATAAGCCCAATGACACTTACGCACAGTGATGTGAACTACAGTGCGTTGATAAGGCAAGCGTTAGGAAGTATCCAGTCAGTAGACATAGCAGTTAAAGCAATGTCCATTGATGAAGCTGATGATTTCTTGCCTGTTGTGAGAATAGAGTTGGTAGTGTTCCCGAAGGAGTAAAGTGCTATGATTAGTCAGACCCAGAAAAATGCAATAGACCTTGTAATATCGCTGAACCCAACCAGTATTAGCATAGTTCGTACAGAACTTGTCGAAAAGGACGGTGCTCGTGAGGAAAAGGTCAGCGAGGTTAAGGAACAGACCATCCTGCTGTACCCAAAGTCGGCAAGAATGTCGTCTATTGGTAAAGGAAACACGGATGTTTCAGGTATGGCTGATGAGTCTGATTGGGGTGCACTTGCTCCAAGTACTGCCGATGTATGTTGGGGTGCTTTTGTAACTGATGAGTTCACTGTAGTGAATATAGGAACGTTTGAAATTGTCAGTGGCAGACCGATTATGATTGCGACTGACCTGAACGGGTATCAGTTGAACCTGAAGTTGGTGAAGTAGTATGGCGAACAACGTTAGAATTGCAGTTACAGGAATGGATGAAGTAATGCGTGAGCTAAACAGATGGGGTTTAGCTCATCCAAGCAGGATTGCAGAAGCATGCAGAACAAGAGTTGTTCCAATGTTAGTCAATTATGCCAAGGAAAATAGACCGTGGACAGATAGAACGGGGAATGCACGGAGAGGGTTGCATGGAAAGGTTATAGAGTCTCGTTCAGACATAAGTGTGCAATTGCACCACGGTGTACCGTATGGGATATTTCTGGAACTATGCCACTCAGGAAAGTATGCAATCTTAGTACCAACCCTTGAGGCAAATAAGACAGAGATAGCAAGAATCCTGCGGAGCGTCTAAGGAGGAGCACAGATGAGGAATGCGATAAGGAATAAGTTAATTGATGGCTTGCCCGAAGTAGGCGAGAGAGTCTACCAGCCAAGTATGGCAGGACCTGCTACGCAAAAGCCTTATGCAGTGGTTAAGCGTGGAGGGGATGTTCCGACTAAGATGACGCATGGGTTCGAAATACCGTTCCAGATATGGCTGTATAGTGATGTAACCAGCCATACAGTTCTGGATGCCTTGCAGGGTAAAGTCATAAAGTTGCTGATGAGGAAAGACTTGACCACAGCAAATGGACAGGTGTTTTCGCTGGAATACGAGGGTGGTTCTGAAGACTTCTATGATGATGAGCTAAAAGCTCTGACTCGCAGGGTAGACTTCAGGACAGTCCGTGCGTATTGAGGAGGTTAGCTATGATAGCAAAAGAATCGAGAGTCTTCGTCTATGACGGCAAAGAGTACCGTATTGCAAAAGACCAGCCTGTAGGAGACTTCCCGAAAGAGGTACTCGACAAGATGGTGCAGTTTAAGCTTGTAGAGGACGACAGGGTTACTGAACCTGCTCCTGTTGAGCCTGAAATAGCTATGCCGGAAGCACCTGATGAAGTAGTTGATGAAGCAGGTTCTACAGAGGACAGCACGGAACCACCTGCTGTTCAATCTAGCAGAAGGAGGAAAAGATAATGGCAAGACAAATCAAGAAGGGCTACCTGCGTGGTTGTCGTGGTCTTCTGCTGACCGAGCTGAACGCAGATGGTAGTGCAAAGGATGGTGGCATAGTACGTTGGGTGGACACCGCACAAGAAGCTTCGATTGAGGTGGAAATTGTTGAAGGTGAAACCAGCGAACTGCGTGGTGGAGACAGACTGCTGGTACAGGTTCAGGAGAATGACGTTGTGATAGGTGCAAATGTGGACTTCACTGATGCACGTACCGACTTAGTTCTGCTGAAGCTTATTGCTGGTGGCACGTTCATTACGGAAGGTAGCGGTAGCACAGAAGAAATCATTGGCTGGGAAGCTCCTAAGATTGAGGACCAGTCAGAGAAGATTCCGTTCAAAGCTGAACTGTATGTGCAGTCGTTCAATTCGCAGGGTGGTCGGGAAGCGTACCTCAAGTATGAGTTTCCGTACTGTATAGCAACGATTGGTTCTATCAGCCATAGTGACCAAGACTGGGGAACTCCTGAGTTTTCGCTGAAAGCCAGAGAGAATCCCTCGACCGAGGAAACTGCGTACAAAAAGTCTTTCGTTTCGACATTGCCTGCAATTGAGTACACTGTTGAAATTGCCTCTGTAGTGGGTGGAACTGCTGTTGTAACCACAGTCCCCGAGGATAAAGCCGCTGAAGGTGCAACTGTAACTGTATCCATTGCAACCATTGAAGCCAACAAACAGTTCAAGTCCATTGAAGTTGCTGATGTGGATGGTGTAGCCGTAAGTACGACCACGGTATTAGCAGGAGAAAGCTACAGCTTTGTAATGCCCGGGAATGACGTAGTAGTAACTGTGACACTGGAAGAACAGGAATAACTGTGAGAATAATAGAATAGTACAGTACAGTAAGGGGTGATTAGCGTGGGTAGAGACATCGTGTGTAACGAGTGCTCCGCTATGTTTAAGTTGGATTCTGTTAAGGTAGAAACAGAAGCCTTGACAGAGAATAGAGTCGGCCTTTTCTTTGACTGCCCTGTATGCGGAGCTAAGTATCCGTTTGCAGGGCTGACAAAGAGGGGTAAAGAAATAGTAGACCTGTTAGGTGACCTGCGTAAGCAGATTGGCTTAGTGAAGAAACCAGCCTTTAAGAAAAATCTGATGAATCGCCAAAGAACGCTTCTGAAGGAGTATGAGTCAGAAGTAACAGGACCGTACAAAGAGGAGGAGGTACTAATATGATGGATGACTTAGAAAAAAGAGTCAACGTTATTACGATAGATGAGATTCGTAAGAGGTCGGAAGGTATTGTCATTGAGATACCTGATTGGGTCCCGAACCAGACCATTGCAGTCAGGGTCAAAGCAGTGGATATGACCCCACATATGCTCAAGATAGAGAAACTTCCGAATGTCTTGAAAGCATCTGCTACTGAGGTTTTCAGCGGAAAGCTTCAAGTCCCTGCCAAGGACGGGGTAGAGATGGAGGACATAGAAGGAATGCTCCCAATTATAGACGGGATTGCAGAAGCTGTAATGGTTGAGCCTACGTTCGAACAGATACAGGCAGTGTATCCCTTGACGCTTGCACAGAAGATGGCTCTGTTCAAGTTCGCTATGGGAGGGCTTGATGAGTTAGATTCCTTTCGTCCGAAATTCGGATAGGATGATTGAGCTGATTGCTGTGGCTCGAACATTCCATGTTCGTCCCAGCAGTATGATTGCAGGGCTGTCTACATATGAAGCCTATTGTTTTGACGTTGCTTGTACGATATATGTTGTTGAACTGGAAAAAGACAATAAGCCCTATGCAAATTCGGAAGATGCGACTAAGTGGCTTTAATGGATACAGGGAGGAGTGGCACACTTGTTAAGTAATCTGGGTACAGTCTATGCCGAATTGCGGTTACAGCTGGACAGTTTCAGGAGAGACATATCTGAAGCGAACCAGCAGTTTGCAAATTTGAGGCAGGGGATACAGAACTCACCGCTCACTGAAATGGGGAGAACGCTGACCTCCATTGGCTCGTCCATGACCAAGTATGTGACTCTCCCTGTTGTCGCTCTTGGAACCGCCGCAGTGTACACAGGCGCACAGTTTGACCAAGCAATGTCTGTGGTTAAGGCTGTAAGTAGTGCGACTGGAGATGAGTTTCAGAAGCTACGAGACCAAGCTATTGAATTGGGTGGTACAACTGTTTTCTCCGCTAAAGATGCGGCAGATGGTATGGGTATACTTGCACAGGCTGGCTTTCAAGTTAATGAAGTAATGGAAGCTATGCCTGCTCTGTTGGACTTAGCCTCTGCTGGTCAACTCGACCTGAGCCAAGCAGGGCTTGTTCTTGCAACAACGATGAATACGTTTGGTGAGTCAGCAGACCAGACCGCTCGTTATGCTGACATTTTTGCACAGGCGGCGGCTTCCACCAGTACTGACGTTAAACAGTTAGCAGAAGCTATGTCCTATGGTGCGCCCAGTGCGGCGGCGATGGGCTATTCGCTAGAAGACACAGCGGCAATAATGGCACTGTTCTCAAATGCTGGTATACAGTCCTCAAGGGCAGGTACTACGTTTGAAGCAATGATGCGTGACTTAGCTAAGACTGCAATGAATGCAGGTGGGGCTTTGCGCTATACGTCTTTGGGTGGTAAAGAAGTTGCAATAGCATGGTATGATGCACAAGGGAACACCAGAAGGTTTGTTGACATACTGGCAGACCTTGAAAAGTCTCTGCAAGGGGCTTCACGACAAGAGCGAGAGTATGCGCTTAAACAGCTTACCCGTACACAGGGTATGCGTGGTTTGAACATTTTGCTCAAGCAGGGTTCTGCTGAGCTGAA